TGTTTCCAGCGCACGTTGTCTAGCTTTAATTAGTTCATCTATATGTTCTTGAAACTGTTCGTAACATTCTTTGTCATTGACCAACTGCTTGAGGTGCATTGCCTGTAAATCCTTGTTCATCTGGTAAAGGTGCTGTACCTATACCTACTTGTGATCCTCCACCTCCCGAAGTATCTGCTACGTCCTGTACACCCTGACCTTCTGGTCCTGCTGGTTGTGGTGCAGGTGCTTGAAAGCCTTTTAGTATCTCTGCTTGTATAGCTGCGTCACCCATAGAGTTAGTTACCTTGTCAGGATCTAAGTCCATGCTTTTTGCAATCTCACGTATAATATAGTCCATCTTAGCAAAAGGTGCAAGCACTGGATTCTGTGCTACTTGTAAGAACTGCATCAAGCGTTGGCTACGTACTTCGTTAGCCATCAAGCTTTCTGTACCTGACGCATGTACCTCTAGGTCACCCTTTATATCATCATCAAAGTCAAACTGCATGTTAAATGCAAAGAATGCTTTACCTAGAGGGCGTATAAGATAATCATCCACATTTTTAACGACAGTACGAATAGAGCCGTTAGCAGCAGACATAAGCATAGAGATTCCAGAAGCAGTACGCCCCACTCCTTGAACTCCTGTTTGACCATGTGCAAAAGATGGGAATCCAGTAGACTCATCTGCCAGTACCCTCGCTTTATCAAATAGTTGCATGTTCTCTTGTGCTACGTTTGGAAACTTTGTGCCAAATATAGCTTGGCCTGGAGCGCCACCCTGTCTTCTGAATATCTTTCCAGGGTAGACAGAAAGGTCTTGACCAGGAACTAAGTTAGTCTCGTCTACTTCTATTATGAGATTACCAGACATTGCTGCGTTATCAATAGCCATTCGCATAAAGCCATTCATCAATGTCTGTGTATCGTCCATATTCTCTGCAATACCAACACCAAAGAAGGAGTATGGGTTATGCTCGTATGGTACAGCATAGTAAGGTATACGTGTAGGCTTGAATGGGTTTAGTACAAACCGTAGTACTTCACCATTGCTTATCCATACGTTACAGTTTACCTCGTCTAAGTCACTAAGCTCACTAGGTATATCTACACCATGTTCTTCTAGTAGCTTTGTATCTACATAACCCCAGAACTCTAACACCTCCCAACGCTCTGATGTTGGCTGGGTGTCATCATCTTCCATAGTCATTTCCCAGTACTTCTGTGTATAGTCTGGTCCTTTGTCTATAGCATTCTGTATACCGTCATCCATAAAGAAAGGACGTGTTTTTAGTTTGCGTAGTTGTGTGCGTGACATCTTATGTCTTTGAACAACATACTCTGCCTCTTCCATGTCTTTTGCTTCAGGGTCAGGATAGAAATCCCATATAGAAACGTGGTCACATTCTGGAACAGTCTTAACAATAGGATCGTACTCACCGTCTTCATTCCAGTTAGGGTACTCTTTATCTACAGCAAATGCGCCCTTCATTACACCTGTACCTAGTAATGCCATTTCAAATGCCATACTTCTTAGATGTGTAGTAGCGCCTGACTCTTGTAGCTGATCATGGATTTTCTTTTCCATCTTCTTAGCCGCAACCATAGCAGGATGAAACGTAACTGTATTAGATGTAGTGCCATCACCCTCAATTATCTTTTCAGATACAGGTGCTAGTTTTTCTTCCATGCCACCTAGTCTTGCTTGTAAGTCTGCAAGTGTCTCTCCTGGCTGTAGAGGTGTGTCACCGTCTATCAGGTAAGGCTTTGGCGCTGGTGTAGACATAGCAGAACTAAGAGCATTACCTGCTGCATCTGCATTAGGGTCTATGTTTATGTGTACAGACTCAGCTACACCATCAGGTAATACAGAAGGATTTACAGAAAGAGGAAACTTGTTATTACCAAATAGTACATCTACTATCTGTCCATACGCTGCTAATGTTTTTGTTTTTGTTACCTTTACAAAAATACGAGACTTTTCAGCGTCTGTAAATTGTACATCACTACTATATAAACCTCTATAGTTGCGATAAGCTTTTAACCATCTCTGTTCATCAGCGTGTCTAGCATCTTCAGATCTTTTATATCTGTCTTTTACAAAACTTATAACACTACTTTTTTCTTTAAAGATAGAATCTAATCCATCCCCTGCTGCAACAACCTCTGCTGTTTCAAACATTTCTTCCTGTTCAGCCATTATATTCTTCCTTGTTAAAACAATCTAGTTGTATGTCGTAGTATGGGTTGTTTCTAAACTTGTTCCAGCTAGAAGTGTCAGCCATATTCAGACACTCTTCCTGTGTGTACATTTCCTGTGATACATACTGATTACCTGTATACACCCAATCAGTTCCATTGTTTCCCCATATACTTATTACTAACACAAAAGCTTTCATTTATCTTTTCTCCAAGGTCCGTTGTTAAAAGCAGCTTGCTCTTCACAGTTAGGGCATTTATCGTTCCACATATTAGTATTGTAAGTTATCTCGCACTTAGGGCAAGACTCTACTATGTCAGTATCCGAATGTTGCATCACTGGCTTGGAATCCTGTTCTTTGTTTAGCAGGGTTATAATCCCATATGCTGCTACGTGGTCTTGTCATTATACCATATCTTAACGCATCATACAAGTGGTCTTCTGCTTTTGTGTCTACATCCTCTGGATTCTTTTTGTCCAGTGGGATGCTTGGTATCTGTGCTATAGTGTTTACACAGTTATTCATAAATACTAACATAGGCTTTTCTACAAACTCATCTACCTTTAGTCTCCTATGTATCTCGTTCTTACCTGCTACACGTGATCCTCTTGACCTATCTGATGGCCTCCACCTGCAACCTTTCATATTCATCTGTTCAGCAAGTGACGGACCAGTGTCGCCACGCTTGTGCCATAACGAGCTATCTAGCACACCATATCTCATACCACCGTCTTCTACTTCTGCCTCTAGTATTAGATCTGCTAAATCAGAAGCAGTTACTTTAGAAACGTACAACTCTCTATATACTATAAGTTGCTCATCAGGTGCCATAGCAAACCAAAGAACTCCAGTATAACTACCATACCCATAATCACAAGCACGAAACCTCGTCCACGACTTAGGAATGTCAAAACGTTCGATGACGTGTTGCGTTCTGTCGAACTCTGGGAACGCTGCTCCTTCGTTGATATCCCAGTTTCCTTCGAGGAGTTGCTTCCTCTGATGCTCTGGTAGTGATAAGAGCATGGCTTCATAGTCACCCTCTTCAGCGAGGTAGGGATTATCGAAGAGTGACGCAGGAATAAACCTACGCTTAAATAGAGGCTGGCCTTCCTTACTATGTCCTTTAGGGAATGTAATAGTCTTACTTGATTCAATGTCTGTAGCCCAAAAGTCTTTACCTGCAGGTGCAGGATCTATAAACATCTTTTTTACCCAAGCATGTCCAGCACCGCCTGGGTTTGTTGTAGCTCTCATATACAAACCTAATTGTTTGCTGTGTGCGCTACGAAGACGTGACCTCATATAATCCCAAGCGTAAGGTGTAGGCCATTGAGTAAGTTCGTCAAATCCAATCCAGTTAAAAGCCTGTCCTTGGTAACGTGTGACATCGGTATCTTTGTCCAGATACGACATCCATAGTCTTCCACCTCTAGGAGAAATCCACTGTGACTTACGCTCTGACCATTTGATTCCTGGTATGGCACGTGGGTATAACTCCTGTGACTTCTGTATTAGTTCCCTTAGTTCTTCAGTCGTGTGTCGTACAAGGAGTCCAGAGAAGTGTGGATCGTTAAGGCCGTGTAATGGGTCTGCCAACATAGCATATGATTTACCACCACCTGCTGCCCCTCCGTATAGTACTTCTCTTTCAGATGAACTCAAGAAAGAAGTCTGTGGACCTTCATTAGGTTTGAATACAACTTCTTGTGCTTCATCTACGTCATACTCAGGTGCTACTACCTGCGCTGGGATAGGTTCAGTTTGGGGGGCGTCTATCTCCGCTGGCTTCTGAGTATGCACCGACTCCTTGAGTTTCGAGCTTCTCGATTTGCGAGAGCGTTTCTTCGAGCCACTTGGCAAGCTTACGTTTAATTGCAGATGCTTTTCTACGTTTTTGCTCAACTTCTATTCTCTTCTTTAGACCCATGTGCGAGATGTATCGGTCAGTTTCTTTACTCAACCATTGTGCTACTGCTCTGTAACTGTACTGCTTGAGGTGTTGTTTTGCAAGCTCTAACGCTTCTAGCTCATGCTCAACTGGCACAAGTAGCTTATCGTTGTCGGGATGCACTTCATAACCAAAGGGAACCTTGATAGTAGTTCTGGCTATGACATGCCATTCTTTGTTGTGTCCTTTGGGTGGCAGAGGTAACTGCCAGAATCCCAGTTCTCTTTGAGGTATTATTCGTTTGTACCTTCTTTAGGTGGTAAATAAAAAATGCCACCACCACTGGTGACA